GTACAAAAAAAATATGGTGACACTCCTGTAGTTGTATTACATGAGTCCGTTAAAACACTGTATGACGCACAAAAACAGAAGGAAGATGAGGAAAAGGCTGCAACAAAAGGTAAGAGGGGACGTAAGAAAAGTGTTTTTGAGTCATAATATTACGATTTTGATTTAATAAAGAACAATCCTGACAATTAATTGTCGGGATTTTTTTGTTTATAAGTATTTATAGAAAAATCTATTATAATGGTTTCATATAATATTAAATTTCCACTTCGTGATGATGTTAGTACAAATACTTTTTTCGAATTAAGTAGAGTGACTAAAGATGCGTTTAGTTCTAACTTAATTCTTTTATTATTGACTCAAAGAGGTGAAAGATATTATGAACCAGATTATGGTACAAATCTTTTAAAATATATATTTGAACCAAATGATAGCTTAACTGCTATTGATGTGGAACAGGAGATTAAAAGAATAGTTTCACTTTATATTCCCGCACTTACAATAGATAAAGTCACATTTAATTGGAATACTGATGATAATGGAGAACCAATTCCAGAAACACAATTGAATGTTAATATTAAATTCAGTTATAGTGAAGATATGTTTAGTGAAAGTGGTGAATTAGATTTAAGTTTTTAATTAAAATAAAATATGGCAACAGAAACAACAAACGTAATAAGATACGGTAGTAGAACCTTCGGAGAGATTAGGACAGACTTAATTACATTAATTAAACAAACATATCCCGAAGTTCTTAGCGACTTCACCGATTCAAGTGTAGGTGCAATGCTTATTGATTTGAATGCTGGTGTCGCTAATAACTTAGCAATTAATACTGATAGAGTATTTCAAGAAACGCAACTCGAATATGCTCAACAAAAATCATCAATACTGAATATTGCTAAAAACATGGGATTTAATATTCCAGCAAAAAGACCGAGTGTTACTGTAGTTGATTTTACCGTTCTCATTCCAGTTCTTGGTGATAGACCTGATGCAAGTTATTATCCAACATTAAATGCTGGTGCACAAGTTGTTGGTGGTGGAAAAACGTTTGAAACTAAAAATGATATTCAATGGAGTTCACCGTATAGTAGTCTTGGTGATGTGAATCGTTCAATAATTCCTAATCTTGATTCAAATGGTGTGGTTGTTAGTTATTCGATTACGAAGAGAGAGGTTGTTTTTAATGGAACATCGAACATATATAAAAGAATAATATCAAGTAATGATGTAGTTCCATTTTTTACTATAACACTACCTGATGCAAATATTCTTGAAATAGAGAGTATATATTTAATGCAAGGCACTAATTGGGGTTCGAATCCAACGTCTGATGATTATTTAAAATTTGGTGAACGTTATTATGAAGTAGATTTTCTTGCACAACAACGAATTTTCTTTGAAAATAGTCAGTCATCACAATCAAATAACAATACAAATGGAATTGTAGCTGGTGCATGGCTTGATGTTACAAAAAAATTTATTAAAGAATATACGCCAAATGGTTATTGTAAAATAACTTTTGGTTCTGGGGATGCAGATGTTAATGCGTTTAAAGATGGTTTTCTTAAAGAAGGGGTAAGTAACAAATATTTCCTTGAAAACTTTTTAAATAATACTGCGTTGGGTGAAAAATTAAAAGCTAACTATACATTATTTATTAAATATCGTACTGGTGGTGGTGCTAATTCAAATGTTGGTGCAAGAATCTTAACTCAATTGGGGAGTTATAAATTAACTGCCAATGGTTCACGTCAAGATTATAATCAAAATGTTGTTAGAAGTCTAAAGGTTTCAAATCCGATTCCAGCAATTGGTGGTAACGATGGCTTAAGTGTTGAACAAATCAGACAATTAATTAAATATAATTTTTCTTCACAATATAGAGACGTTACATTGACGGATTATTTGATGCAAGTATATAAGATGCCCGGGAAGTTCGGTTCACCCTACCGTGCCAACGTACTTAAATTAAACAATAAAATAGTTATTCCTATTATTGATATTGGTGCAGATGGAAAACTAAATAATTCAAGTAATACAATATTAAAAGAAAATATTGCAGAATATCTTAGCCAATATAGAATGATAAACGATTATATTGAAGTTAAAGATGGTAAAATATTTAATTTGGCGTTTGATATTGATGTATATGTTGAAAACATTGCGGATAATCAAATCGCAAATAGTATTATAAATATTGTTCGAAATTATTTTGATATTAATACCCACGAAATGAATCGAGATATTTTTCTTGGTAGATTACAAAAAGAAATATTAAATGCAAATGGAGTTGTAAATATTATTAGTATTAAAGTATATAATAAAGTTGGTGGTAATTATTCAACCAATGTGGTTTCACAAGCCATAGCCAATACAAGCACAGGCGAAATAACAATTATTAATAACACCATTTATTCAACAGAAGATTCAATGTTTGAAATCAAATACCCAGAAAAGGACATTAGAGTGTTTTTAAGAAAGAAAGTTAGTTAATGGAAATCATTAAAAAAACAATATTACAGGCATTAACCACTGGAACAACAGTAACTGGTGATATTATTATTACTGGTAATACTGGTGTAACATATAACATCAAGATTAAACTATTTGGAATACAAAAGGATATTGGATTTTTTGATGCATATACCATGACTGGTGGTTATCAACATATAGTCATAAACGATAAATTTTATTCATATTTAACTGGAGGTACTACATATGATGATTTAGATTTTGCAACATCAACTGGCATTGTTTCAGGTACAATAAATAATGGAAATGCCTCACTTGTTGTTACTGGGTCATCAACAAGTAGATTAAGCGAATTGCGCAAATATACCATCACCACAGTATTTGCTAACCAATATATAACAGGTGGTACTTATGTCATAGATGGTGTTGATGTTTTTAATTCAAATCCACCTGAAATCATAACCTATTTTATTGGTGGTATTAGATATGTGGATGTTACTACTGGTGACACTTCTGGCACTACATTTAGCTTCACTGCACAAGGAACGAATAGTCTTGATTTTATTAATCTACCAATATATAAAGACCCTAAAAAAGATAATATCATCAGTAATCCAAAAATTGTTGATGATGTATTTATAGTAAGACAAGAATTATCAGCATTTGATAAAAATTATAAGCTCGAATATATAAAAAATTTGAACGATTTATTAACATATGCTGGTGGTAAATTTTTTAACATAATAAATAATGCGTAGAAGAAATAAGTAAAATATAAAATTATGGCGATTGGAACTTATGGTGTGGTTCGTAGTGCTGATGTAAATATTACGGACATTGAAATGTATTATAATTATATGTCGGATAGAAATGATAATAATAATATTATATACCAATTAAATCCACTTGATTTATTAGAGTATTGTCGATTACCGATAGATGAACAAACAGTTGGTCAGGAGAATCTTTTGGAAGGATTATACAATTTAAAACTCCCTGCTGCAACATTTAATCAATTGGGTATTTACACGATTTATATTAAACCAAAAACCATTACCACAGTCGTTGTGGATTGTAGTGTATTATCGGCACTTCCAACGGTAAAGGGAATTGTTGTTGATATGAATACCCTTCCAGAAGGATTGAGGGGAAATAATGCAATGCAGGGATATAGGATTGAATATATAAATGCTGACGGTACAAAGCTAAGAAATACTGTTAGGTATGTCGTCACTTCAAATAAAGTCGTTCCAGTTAGTGAAAATGTGGGAAATACGAGTCAAAAAGCAATTAGATATAGATTCGATGATTCAGGAACATTAATTTTTTTACAATTAACTCCAAGTAGTTCATCTGATGTTAAACCAAATGCACTCCCATTTATTGGTAATATAGGTCAAACCATACTATTGTCTAACACATATTTTTCACCCCTTGTTGTTGAAGTCGATTTAGTTGGAAATACAATTGATACATTATCTGATATTGTTGCTGGAGAACAAGTTAAAGATGTTAGAAATGGTATTTTAACATATTATGATAAAGATAGAGTAATTACCAAACAGTTTAACCTATTTGAAATAAAAGATGATGTTACTGATGTTCCATTGTATGAGGTGAAAGAAAAAAGAGATAATATTGACGAATCACAAGATTTTGAGACAGTTATTGATGAAATTCAATAATTATTGTTTCAAAAATACTAGTATTAAAAAATCCCGATGTAAAGTATTGGGATTTTTCTTTTTAGTGTATTTATATTAAAATATTAAACCTGTGGCAAAAGTAAAAGTTATAAATAATAATCTTGACCAGAATTTAAATGGAACGTTTTTTAATAACACCGCATCTGAAACAATATTTTCTTTTGGTAGGTTTAGTGTTACTTCAAATTTCGATAGTAGAAAATATATTGATTATTCGAACACTCTAAGTTCTTTTGTTCGCACAGTTACGTTGGAAACAATGGGTATCAGTAAAACCCAATCAAAAATTCTTGAATTACGTACAACAAATGCTGTTTTAAATCTTGATAAATCTGACTTAAATACTTTTATTAGGTTTGGGTCGGCTTATGAATTCTTAAGAGTTACGATTGAAAAGATAATCACCAATTACCCGGGAAGTCTTTTCATGAGTTCGCAAGTACAGCGAGGTGGAAATAAAACATTTTATGATTATGAATATAACGTTGTAACCAACACATCAACATTTAAAATACCATATAATGCAAATTTTAACTGTATTATTAATACGTTTGGTTTGGTTTATAATTATGGAAATGTAAGTGTTCCTGATAATAAGGAATTAAAAAATTTAAACCAATCACATGGTGATTATATTGTCTGGTCAGCACAAGCACCTGAACTTAATGATTGTACGGTGCTTGGATATACAGGAAACACAACCAATCCAACAAAAGATAATTATAATTGTTTATTGCTTAAAGTACGTGGGAATCCATTTTCATATGTTACTGGAAGCACATCGGGGTTCACCGATTTTCATATAAGACCAAATACTTTTATTTTTGAAGAGTTTAGGGCACTATTAGATGATTATGAAAAATACATTCTTTCACAGCGAGACGGCATTGATGGTTTTAAATTCACGCTCAAAGACCCAACACTATTAGATAATGGGAATATTGAATATACTGATTCTCAATTATTGTGGTCAACGGGTGATAAATATAATATAGATGTTAACACACCAAGTTATCAAAGATTTTTAGAAATTATTCTAACCATTGGTGCAAAATATGATAAAATTAAAACCGATTTAATTGCCAGATTCTTAACACCCGCATCCATTAAACAATATGACCTCACCGAAGAAGGTAAAATGACCAAGCTATTAAGAATATATGGCATGGAATTCGACCAATTGAGAGAGTTCATTGATTCTTTAGTTTATATTAATAAGGTTACATATGATAAAGTAAATAACATACCTGACCAATTGATTATGAATATGTCAAGAACATTTGGTTGGGATTATTTTTCACTTGTAAATGAGAATGAATTGGTTGATAGCTTTTTAACAATTGATGAAAATGAAAGAAACTTAAATACAGATTTACTTCCCGCAGAAATTGATGTAGAGCTTTGGAGAAGAATTTTAATGAATACCAGCTATTTCTGGAAATCTAAGGGTACTCGTGAAGCAATTAAATCAATGTTTTTATTGATTGGCATACCAGAACCTTTCATTAATATTACTGAATATATATATACCGTTGACGGTAGAATTAATCCCAATACTGTTGCATTGGAACAACAGGATTTTCCAACTAATTCATTACCTTATGATAATAGTGGTTATCCAGTTGCACCATTAGAAACAAATGATTTTTATTTTCAAGTTAGTGGTGATACTGACAGTGGTCAAGCGTATATGGATGTGTTTCGTATGGCAGGTTTTAATTTAAAAAGAGTTGTTGATAATAAAAAATCTTGGGTTTTAAGTGGTGAAACAATAAGGGTGGATGATACTACACCACAATATTTTCAAGCCGACAGTAGATTAGTTTTAAATACAAAAGAAGTTGATGTTGCATTAGATACTGCAAGAGGTATTGAATATGATGTATTTAATTATATTAAATACCAAGACTTTGTGGCAAATTCGAGTGGATATACATTACCATATTCATATGTTAATATTTCATTAGGTGTTAGTGGTGCTCAATCAACATTTCCATTACCCGTTGATTATGATTCAAATAAGGTATTGGGTGACCTTGAAGTCAGATATAATGGTATATTATTAAATGCACCAAAAACTGGTTTAACAACAGGTATCACATATCAAGCAGATTATATTATTGACGAAACTTCGAAAACATTTACATTAACAGGTGAAACAGCAATGTATGCACATAATAATGCTAATCGTAGAGATGTTATTCAAGCGACTTTCGTATATAGTGGTGGAACACAACCAGTAAGTGGTATAACCGTTCAATATATTGTTACAAGAGTAAAAGCTAATTCAATGGGTACTGCAATTCCATTGCCAAGCTATCCACGTGGTGATGTACAGGTAACAATCAATGGAATTGCACTTACAAAGGGTACACCACAATTTGCTGCAGATTATATATTAGACCCAGCAAATACAACTGGTTC